CTCGTCGATGACAGGTGGAGATGATTCTCTGCTTGAAATCGGGAAGGCGTTCGGTTTAATACAATCTCCGAGTGCTGGGCGTTTTTTCAAAGATGACCATGGCTCTGAGTTTAATATTAATCGCCTCTGGCTCCCCAACGAATTTAACCAGTTCGGTGGGAATATGACGGACGAACAATTTGAGGCCCTTTGGTCAGATGTTGGCTATGGGGCGTTCGTCTCGCCTGTTAGTCTGGGTACTATCCAACACTACGTTCGCAACATGCATGAGCATGATTTGTCGAAGCTGTACTCAGACCTTCATGAACAATTTAATGACGGCAACATCTATGCCGTTCATTTGGAAGAGAAATGGCTCGGTTACTCTCGAGTCAATTTATTGATTTACCCTACTTATGGAGCCTTCCTTATCGAACTTTTCTTTCGACGAAAGTTTCAAAACATTGACTCTAAGTCTCGAAAGCTGCCAATGAAGACGCGTCTTGGTTTGTGGTTGCACTTTTTCTACCACGAAATATGGACGTATGCTGAAAAGTTTCGAGGGAAGATGACTCTCCCACCCAAGTTCGCCGAGAGGTGTTCATTGCTGGTGAAGGATAGAAAATTCCTTAAGCAGTTGTGTGTTGTCTTTTCTCAACCACACTTACACTGGAGTACGCTCGAGATGAGTGACGAGCAATATTCTGAGTATGCGATCGCTGGGTACTACCCGATCGCTTTGCCTAAATATCAGGAAATCGCCCATAAGCTAACTGCCCCATGGACCTTAAATCCATTGCAGGAAGCTGTGAATGATGCTGATGCTCAGAATCGTACTCTTCAGAAGACTAAGATCGATCCGGTCGCAATTAAAGTCCAAGATGACGCGGCTGGTGAGAGCCCTTTTAACTTGAAAATTAAACCGCAGCAGGCCCTTGCTGCCGTATTTGATAGTGATGTTGTGGACAATTGCGGATGTTGTGATCGCACTTGTCCTGGGTGTTGTGGTCCGAAGTTTAGGCTTAATTGCCTTCGTTGCCACACTGACCCAAATGGGTGCGGGATGGTTCGCGTTGTTTGGAGATATGGCTTTAAGGCCAGTCATGCTTTCGCTTTTTTTGCTGGCATTTTATCTCTGATCGCTGCGTTCTTTACTAGTGGATGGCTCATTCCAGTTTTCTGGCTGACTTACGCATTCTCCGGTACGGTTTATCGCCTAACCGTTATGGCGTGGGTGCGTCGTCAGTTTGGGAAAATATGGGCTGATTACTCTATGTTGATAGGCTTTTGTCTTTCTCTCGCTCTTAGTGTTTTCTTGTTTAAATTTTTTACGCGGAACCCTAAACCGGTTCGCAAAGACAAGAAACAAGGTGACAACGATAATGCCACAGTTCCTCCGTGGCTGTCTACCGTTAAAGGCGTTGTCGCCTTCTTCGGGGCAATGTCCCTCTTTTTACCTGCTCTTTTGCAGATGTTTTCTTCCTTTAAGCCTGATTGGGTTTCCGGGGTTGCAGATTGGAATCTCTCCCGTGGAATCCTTAGTGAATTTGAGCGTGCGACCAAAAGCGTTAAGCGTGTCGTCGAGCAGGGTAAAGATTCTGCTGATGGAACTGCTAAGGCCGCTCTAGATGAGCTCAAATACTCCCGTAAGGTTTATGTCCAATTCGTCAAGCGTGACGAAGCCACTCTTGTGTTCGACAATGAGGACGTTCAAGTACATGATGTCCCTTTGTCTGACGTTTATGAGAGCGTTGGTGATATTGATCTCAAGAAACAGTCTCGCCTTGTAATAGAGGCTCGAGGTAGTCGACGTGGCATATCGCGCATATCTAAGAAGGAATTCGAAAGACTTCTTTCTGTTGGTGTGTTCGTTCGTGCTGAAGACGATAATGAGATCGTTCGGAACTATAGTTGGACAAACATTGAGGACCGTAGTCCTGCTGTGCGACGTGATCGTTCCGCTGTTGGTGATTCCGACAGCGAAATTTCAGAAATCGCTCAAGGATTGCGTTATCAAGGTTTACGGGATTGGGTTTCTGCCAATCCTCTTCTTGCAACTGTAGCTAGTGTGGGAATCGTTAATGGATTAGCGGCGGGGATCTTGCTCGCCGTCTATTGTGTATGTAAGATGTCTAAGACGAGAGAACTGCGGCCTCAGGCCGCGGGTTATTTTCGTCAGATCAGGGCATCTGACATCCGATCCAGGATTGTACCTGTTTATTCCGACAAAAGGTCGCCGGACAATGACAACACTGGTCTCATTCAGACCATGTCAAAGGTTAGATTTTCCAACTCCACGTACTGGGTGTTGACGCGCCATGTTATGGAGCAAGACCCGTTCGTTCTAATACCAAAGGTCGGTGGTGGGACGAACAAGCTCTATTTGGCGAAGCTTGCGACTTTGCATGCTAATGATCTCGCGTATATTGAAGCGAAGCACATAAATTATCCTGGAATCGATTCTTTGATCTTTTCCAAGCCTTCGTCTAAGGCCATGGCCATTGTCCAATATGGTTTTGACCCTAAGGATGGAGATATATATGTTGCTCACTCACTCGCTCGATACGATGAAGATGATCAAAAATTACTGTACGATCACGATACCTTCAATTGGAACTGTGGTTCGCCTGTCTGTGACGCGCAAGATCCTAAAAAGATCTATGCGATTCATCATGGTACGAACGGAAAGAAGAACAAGGGCGTTGTTCTGTTCGATCCAGTCGTCCATGAAGCAATGCGTTCTGGACATGGTAAGACCAAAGGTTCTAATATGCGCGCGGCTCAACGAAAGAGAGAGCATGAAGAGCGCGAGGAGGAGAAGAAAGATCGTGAAAATGTTAGGGCTCTTCAGGAGGAACGCCGTCTTGAACATCGAGCGGCTGAGGAGCGTTTTAACAACGATGACGATATCGACACTGGGCTCAATCGGGAGCGTGTCGCTGAGGATTCGGATGAATGGAGACGGAATCGAAACTTCGATGACCGTGGTGATTGGAATGACTATACTCGTGAGCAGAAGGATGCTGGCGAACATATTCCAGAAGAGTATTTCAATGAATGGCAGGATCTTGTTGAACAGCAAGATAATGTCCACGATATTCTTTCACATTCGTCCAACCCGGAGACTCGGGAATATTGGATTAAGAAGATGGATCGGGACTGGAAGATATTTTATGATAAATTGTCTGGCGCAATGCAGATAGTTGAGTCTATTCCAGCCGTTCCTTTAAACGGAGAAGAGGGAGAGGGATCCCATACCACCCCTCTTCCTGTAACCCAAAATTCGCAGACGGAACTTACGTCCGCAGATGGGGAAAAGATGGTGGTTATAAGCGAAAGGGTAAACAAATTCCCAGCGACGTTGATCTTGCCGTCAGGCCTGACGACTACAACGACATCGCTTACTATTGTGAAAAAGGGGGCTTCGAGCTCCCAAAACTCACATATACCCCCTCTCAAACCGCAATCTCCACGATCCAATACGTCATCGAAGAACTCAAACGACCAGTCGATTACAGCTTCAAAAGTACCCCCCAATGGGGAAAAGCAGTTGAAGAAACCTACAGGCAACTCGAAAGGTTCCTGGTGGGTGAACAAATCTCAACCGAAGCAGAAATCGAATGCGAAATCGACTGGAAAAAGTCCCCCGGTTACCCCTGGAACCGTCAAGGGTGTGCAACCAAAAGCCAATGGCGCGAACGCGCCCAAGGCTCAGTCGTAGAGTTCTCTCGTACAGCCATGAGCAGCTCCTACACCCCAATCGTGTGGGCCGCTACAATGAAGAAAGAGTTGGTACTTATGTCCAAGTTGATCGAACGCAAGCAGCGCATGTTTTTAATAATGCCTGCCCATGCAGTCGTGATACATAAGAGGTACTTCTCTAAACAGTCAAAGCGTCTCAGGAACCAATTGGAGATTGCTCATGGAATAACATTCTTTTGGGGTGGTGTTGACAAACTAGCCAGATCCTTAGAGAACCAACAGGTTGATTCTGAGGATGACAAGTTTTGGGATAAGTCCTACCTTGTTATGGAAGATGTTTATAAGATGCGGGTTCGAGCACTGAAACAATCAGTGCCTCTTACTTTTGCTGAACAATCTGAGATGGAGCAAGTCGTTTCATCAATGATTTGTTCTCTTGTGATTCTTCCTACTGGTGATGTTTACCAGATCGCGGGTCGAATGAACCCTAGTGGCGCTGATGCGACCACTGAAAACAATTGTATCGCTAGAAAGCTTATCGAAAATTATATTCGGATTTTGCACTATGAGTCCTTGAGTATTCGGTATGGCAACTTACCGTCTCTCTCATCCACAAAGTACATGGGTGATGATCGAGTTTCAGGAATGAAGGAGTTCGCTCCCGGTTATAGCGAGTTCTACGAGCGTTTTGTAGGCACCACTGGTGTCGTACTGAAAACGCTCGTTCGAACGCAAGGTCCAATTGGTGCCGAATTCTGCGGTTTCACAATCGCGAAAAAGCACTGGGGTCATGGATATATGCCCCTTTATAAATTGGACAGATTGTTTTCTGGTTTGTTCGTCCCTAAGGATACCGACTTGAATATCGGGTTTACTCGATTCATGGCATTCTCCCTGCTCTTATACCCGCACATTGAATGGTTTGAGAAACTAAGACCTCTTATCATTAGCTATTGCCAACAATTTCCGACCATGCCTTTGGCTGGAATTGCAATTAGCTGGTGGTCTGACGTTAAGTTTCTACAGTTCATGTGGGACGGGTTTGAGTCAACTTCTGACAGCCTTTTTTCTGAAAGAAAGGTGGATGCCGTAATCAGTTACCTGGTGGAGGAGGGATATTCAAGAGGTCCCGATGGATTCAACATTTAATACCGACCAGATTCGAGCACCGAGGCGAGCTCGTCGCCTCCTTGACAACATGCTTGTCAATAAGTCACTTAGTCCGCAAGGACTCGAGTTTCTCGTGAATGCGACTGATCCTTTTCATGACACTGCGACAGCTTGTGCCGGTTTTCCCGATAACAAGTCTGATCGCACGGTTTGTCAAAAGTTGACGTTCACAATGACGGTAAGCGCGCCCGCTGCGCTTTCAACTCCAACGTGGGATTGTCAGGTGTTTTTCTTACCATTAACACCCCCTTTCACACTTGGAGCTATTACCGCCGAGGAACCCGAAGAAGAGTTAGTAACGGTCATGCCCGATGGCGCCGTTAAGCTTACTCCGACAGCTACTTGTGAGCTGACGAAGAGTTCGGCTGAGTTAGTCGATAAGCTACGTGAAGAAGGTTGCACGGAGGAGGCGGTTTCTATCCCCCTCCATGTTAAAAGACCTATACGAACCCAGAGGCATAAACGCCATAAGCATAACGCGCCCCCCGCGGAAGCTCAGTACTACTTGTTCAACATCGATCAAGGAGGATACATGGATAATTTGCCTAATAACGTCAACCCGATCTGGGCTGGCGTTAATGTGATGGCTGGCGATGCTGGCTTTGATTGGTTGACTGGTGGTACTACTTGGGAAAATACTGGGGATGTTTCTTTACCTCAGGATTTCGCTGCTGGCCCGTGGCGACTTGTCGCTGCTGGCTATGAGGTTAACAACGTCACTGCCGAACTATACAAGGGTGGAAGCGTGACTAGTTACCGCTCCCCTTGTCATTTTGTTGACAGTAGCGTTCGCGTTTCCTCTAGCGACGTTTCAACTTTCCCAATTGAGACACCATTTGTGAAAATGGGTTGTCTCCCACCTTCCAACCAAGACGATGCTGCTCTTTACCCTGATTCTCTCACTTGGAAAGCAGAAGAAGGAGTCTATGCTGTTATGACGCTAAATGGTACGAGTAACGAGTTTGTTATTCCTACCTATGGCGCCGCAGGGCTCCTTGAAAATCTAAGTGCTGATGAGATCATTGCTGGGGATTATGCGACAGCTCTTATGCCTGCGAATCTCCTAGCTGCTGGGGCCACTCAAGGCCTCACGAGCGCTCGCTGTAAGGCTCTTCCTTACAACATCAACGGTTCAATCTTCACCGGTCTGAGTCCTCAGACCGCTCTTCAGGTGACGGTTCATTACTTCATTGAGCGTGCTCCTACTATCGCTCAACCTGATCTCCTGGTCTTATCTAGACCCGCTACCCCGTATGATCCGATGGCTCTGAGTTTGTACTCGGCCGTCGTTGAGCATATGCCAATCGCATGTCGAATTGCCGAGAACCCTCTCGGCGAATGGTTCGCAGATGTACTATCTTGGATTGGCACTTATGCGCCGACCATAGGAACTGCATTGGGTAGTGCTGGCGTTCCTTTCGCTGGCCCC